ACAACTACATTCAGGATTCACTAATCCGCTCCACTGCTAGAATACTAGAATTGTTCAGAGCTACTGATTGGTGGAGAAGTTATTTTATTGAGCGTAACACAGGTGCGTCAGCCATACAGATAAACACTGTGGCTGATGTGCCGCCCCTGGACCCAGACAAGATCCTTGCTAGACAGCAAGACTTCACTGACCTGTGCTGTTACTATGCTCTATACGATTACATTCTTCCCTACATTGCTGACTTCTCCAATGAAGACTCAGCAGAGCGTCGCAAGATGGCTTACTATCAACAGAAATATGATCTGTTGTTTGGTCAGTTAATCACTGCAGGCGATTGGTATGACTTTGATGATTCAGCCACCATAGACTCAGCTGACAAACAGCCAGGTGTATGGAATCTAAGGAGAGTGAGATGAGAACAGAGATACTTGACTACTTCACAGCCAACAAGGTCAGTGGTTACACATTGACACAGGAACTGCCCTGGGACAGCTCAGGCAATCCGTTGTATCTGAAGAACTTCAAATATATCTATGTGGACTCTGATCAGGTTGCACAAGAACCTCTCATTGATGTGTTAAATGGCTCTGGCATTGTGAATCAAATCACCAATGTCACTGCCTTTATCACAACAGATGCAAAAACCCAACCCTCAAACTATGCCACCATGGTCAACACATTCATGAATGCCAGATTAGACACTGACATTACTGGTGTAACACAACGAACAACTCAGGTCAAAACTGAGTTCATTGGTGATGCCCAGGTAACACAGTTTGATTTCAGTTTCACACAACTGATTGTAAATTCATAATAAGGAAAAAGCAAAATGGCTTACATTTACCCAGCCCCAGGAACTGCTAGTAATGTGCAGGTTTGGATTCAAACCAACGGCACAACCAGCGGCAACCTAGTGGTGCCTGCACTGCAGGACATCACAATCAACGCATCAAACGATGTGTTTACATGGACCCAATTGAATGAGGGTTCAAAACTACAAGTGGCTACCACAGCTACCAATGACATCTCAATGAATCTGGTTCTTGACAAGACCTCATTCTTTGGTAGCAATGTCACTGCTGCCGCTGGTGCCACTGCCTCCGTGCAAGGTGTGTTTGGTCTGAGTCGCAACAAAGATCTGGTTAATGTCAGAATCTTCATGGGCTCTGAATCCAGCAACACATCCAGCAATGTGACCATGACTGGCCAGGCCTATGTCACAGGACTTGCACCAACTACCTCAGCTGATGCACCTGTGTTTGTGAGTCCAATCACACTCACAGTGACAGGACCTTATGCTGTTGTGGTCAACACAGCACCGTTGACCTAATCCAATTAGGTGAACTAAAAAGGGTCTTTGGACCCTTTTTTTACGGCCAACTAAATACTTGCTCAAGAGGATTCACAGATGACAATAGATTCAAAGACTGATACAGAACTGCTACGCAGTTTATTGGCTGAGACAGCAAAAGCCACAAATGAAATTCGTTGTGCTCAAGGCGATCTTGCCAAGGCACAAAGCAGACTAGCCTTTACGGTAGCTGTAGTTAACACTCTGATTCATAGACAGGAGATCAAATGAAATTATCACAACTGGCTGCCAAGCCCAAACTCATAGAAATCGCATTAGACGATGCGGAAACCATTGCTGAACATGGTGAACCACTTACCTTCCATACCTGGGACCGTCAACCACTTGATGTGTTCATGCGACTGGCTGTGGCACAACAAAATGACCAGTCAGGCATGTTGGACATCATCCGCACCATGATGCTGGATGAACATGGCAAAGAGATTATCTCTGCTGACACCATGTTGCCCACAGGTGTGTTGATTCGTGCCATTGGCAAACTCACAGACACACTGGGAAAGTAATTGGTGATGACCATGACTGGGCGGACGCTGAGACCATGATGATGATCACACTAGACAACCTAGCACATCGTTATCAGTGTCTGCCCAGTGAGGCTCTAGCACGAAGCAATACCTTTGATCTCAAAGTATTGCATTTGTCTAGTGCTTGGCAACATCACCAACAAGAACAAGCTGAGGCTGAGGCCAATCCAGGTGCACCTCGCAAACCCAAGAGAAAAAAACACACAGCTAATGAATTGCAGGCCATGCTTGACGCAGTTAGGGACAAAAAATGATAATCATCCAGGACAAAATTACGCCTGCCATCAAGCGACAGATTGATCAACTGGAGCAGTATCCTAAACAGGCTGAAGCTGAGTTCAAGAAATTAACTCCCATACGCACAGGCAATGCCAGAAGACGAACCAATCTAAAGAATCAGACCATTCAGGCCAATTACCCTTATGTTCAACAGCTTGATCAAGGTGCCAGTCGCCAAGCACCAGAAGGCATGACAGTGCCTTTTGAGCAGTGGGTGCGGCGTGAGACAAAAAGAATATTTGGAAAGTAAAACATGGCCACATCAAATTACAATGTAAATGTAACGACCACACAAGCTGTGGCAGCAATGACACGACTGCAACAAAGCACCGCCAAGGTCAATGCTGCCTTTGGTGGCCTTAAAACAGCAGTTGGTGGTCTTGCCCTGGGTGCCGCAATCAGTTCAGCATTGCGTTACGCTGATGCCATCAATGACATTGCAGAAGCCACTGGCATTGGCACAGCCAACATTCTAGGATTCAGTCGTGCAGTGGCTGCCAATGGTGGTTCAGCAGAATCAGCACAGGCCAGTATTCTAAGACTCAGTCAAAGCATTGATGATGCCGCAACTGGCTCAGACAAAATGCGATATCAATTTGAACAAGTTGGTATTAGCCTACAAGACCTAGCCACGCTGAGTGAACAAGACATCCTGAACAAGACTGTGGCAGGCCTGGCCAAGATTGAGGACAACTCCAAACGCATTGCGTTAGCCACAGACATACTAGGTAAATCAGCAAGAGGCATCAACTTTAAGGGTGTGGATGCCAGTTTGCCTGGAGCCATAGCACAGAGTCAGAAGTATGCTGCCAGCCAGGTTGCCGCGGCTCAGCTACAAGACAAACTGAACTATGCTATTGACCAATTCCGCATGAGCTTGCTCAAGGCCCTGGAACCCTTGATCAAATTCCTAAATGCACTTGAGCCTGAACAAATAGATCGCTTTGTAGAAGCAGTTGTGAAGATAGGCGGAGCCGCTGTGGCCATCACTGGTCTTATCAAGGTTGTTGAAGGACTGGGCAAGGCATTTGCCTTGCTGGGTGGTGTATTTGCATTGTATAAGAGTGGTATGCTGTCTGTGGCCGCAGGTTCAGCAGGTGCCATAGCCGCTCTTGCTGGACTTGGCAAAACAGCAACCATAACAGCTTCTGTTCTGTATAAGTTTGCGGCACCTGCTTGGATTAGAGCAATCAAAGATGGATCTGGGTTGTTTGGTGAAATGTCCAAGACTGTGGCCACTTTAGGCAAACGACTGGGCTTTCTACAAAGAGACTTTGGCGGTCTTGGCGGTGCTCTTGCTATTATTTTTGGTGGGCTTGCCAGAGTTGCAGCCGCACTGGCCGCTGTGGCAGCCGCGGCCTTGGGCATCAATGAACTAATCAAACTGGCGTTCAGTGTAGATCCCATTGACATCATGGCCACAAAGTTAGAACAACTTGTCACAAAGTATTTGCCAGGAGTGGCAGGCGTTGTGAACAAAATAGGCAGTGCTCTTGGCATGGGTGCACCTCCATCATCACAACCCAAAGAAGGTCTCAACACAGGATCAGGACCGCGAGGATCCATTGGCACTGGTCGTGCCGCAGAAGAAGAGCGTAAGCTCAATGAAGATCGCAAACTGGGTAACAGTGAACTAGATAAAAGAAAGCAAACACTTAAAGGCGTAACAGCAGAGTTTGCCAAGCAAAGCCGTGCCATTGCTGACGCCATTGTGAATGAAGCAGGCTACATCAATCTGTCAGAAGATCAAGTTGAAGTGCTCAAGGCACAGGATGAGGTTTACAAACGCCTTGCTGAATCTACCAAAGACTTGCGAGAGCAAAAGGCAGCACTCAAGCCTGAAGAAAAATCACTGATACCTATTATCAACGCTCAGATCGCCGCACTTGAAAAGCAAGCCAAAGTTGATGCCAACATGATTGGGGCCAGTGTGCAAGCATTGCAAGGTCAACGCCTGCTGGAACTGGATCGTGTGGCCAACATTGAACGCATCACAGCCGCAATGGAACGCCAGGCAGTGTTGGCAGATAGCCTAAACCAAATACGCAAAGAAGGCAACCAGGCCATTGCGGATGCAGAAGCAGAAGGTGCACAGGCTGCACTAACTCCACTGCAACGACAAATTGATGTGATCACTAGAGCCAATCAACGGGCCGCACAACAAGCCGCTGAATCATTTGCCAAGCAGTTTGAAGGCCTGGACATGACTACCAAACAGAGTCAAGAACTTGCTGATGGTCTAGACCTAATCACACAAAAATATTACAAACTCACACAAGTGCAAGTGAGCAACCTGAACACTAGTCGTAGCTTTGCCACTGGTTGGAAAAAGGCATTTGATGAATATGTAGATGCTGCCACCAATGCCGCTGCCAAAGCAGAACGCTTGTTCATGAAGTTTACTTCTGGCATTGAAGATGCTCTTGTGGACTTTGTGAAAACAGGCAAGCTCAATTGGAAATCATTTGTGGCTGACATGGCTGAAGAACTGTTGAGAAATCAAATCAAAGAAACCATTGCCAGTTTTGGTCAATCTCTAGGACTAGGATCTATATTTGGCGGATCAGCAGGTGGGGCTGCCATTGGATCAAGCCCATCAAAACCCATGTATGTGGTGGATATTTCTGGTGGTGGATTTGGTGGCAGCACAAATGGTTCAGGTGGGGGTGGCAGTATCTTAGACAGTATATTAGGTGGCAGCAAGTCAGGCTCATCTGGTGGCGGATTCTTTGACAGCATACTGAATGTAGGCAAATCAATCTTTGGTGGCATTGGCGACCTGTTTGGTGGCTTCTTTGCCAATGGTGGTATGATCCCTGCAGGCAAGTTTGGCATTGTAGGTGAACGCGGTCCTGAGTTTGTGGGAGGACCTGCTTCAGTAACACCCATGGGCGGCGGGTCAGTTGTCTACAACATCAACGCAACAGATGCTGCCAGTTTTCAGGCCTTGATAGCAAGAGATCCAGGCTTTATTCACTCAGTGGCTGAACTGGGACGCAGCCGTTTACCAGGAGCTAGACGATAATGACAACAGCATTTCAATATGTTTTTACCAACGCAGAATCAATTTCAATTGATCGTCGTGCTGTGACAGCACAAACTGTGAGCCGCAACAATGTGGTTCGCACAGTGAGTCGTGGAGGACAGTTGTGGCGTTTTGAAGTCAAGCTACCTGATGGTATCAGTTGGACCAACCTGCGTCCCTACATTGAAGCCATTGACTACGCTGATCGTTACACTGTGGGCACTGTGCAGATCAACAGTGCTGGTTACAACTCCTGGCTAACACCTTATCAAGGCAATGCAGCCAACCCTGCTGCCATCACAGCATCATGGACACAAGGCACCAGCACAGTCACACTCACAGGTGGTCAAGCAGTGTCAGGATTCAATTTCAAAGCAGGTGACTTGATACAACTGGGTTCAAGCGGTCGTGTTTACAGTGTGGTGTCAAATGTGGCATTTGGTAGCAACAGCGTCACAGTGAATCGCCCTGTGATTGATGCCACAGGATCAGGCACACTTGTAACAGGTGTGAATGTGACCTGGAGTGTGATCTGCACTGAACTGCCCAAGTGGACCATATTTGCTAGAGATCAAGTGTCCTGGTCAGGTGCATTTGTATTTTACGAGGACATGGTATCGTGATTGATCTATCTGGATATTCAGCACTGGCAACAGCACTGTTTGTGAAGATTGATCTTCCTGATGACAGTCCATTGTTGTTCAGCAACTTTGATCGCCCTTATACCATCAATGGCGATCTTTACAATTCATTAGGCAGCCTAATGAGTGCAACCACAAGTGCTAATGAACTTCGTGCTGTGCCTGGAGAAATCACAATTACCATTAGTGGTATTCCCAATGCACGACTACAAGAGATTGTGAGCACCAGGATCAAAGGATCAGAAGTGATTGTTTATCGTGCTTTTTTCAATCCACAAACAGGTGCAGCCTTGGCCATTCCAGGCAACTCTGGATCAAACATTGTGACCCGCTTTCAAGGTCGTGTGATGAGTGTGGCCATACAAGAAGACTGGGACTCAGGCGGCAACAGTTCAACCATCACAGCACAGTTCAATTGTGCCAGTGTGGTGGCATTGTTTTCTAACAAAATTTCTGGACGCAAAACCAATCCTATAGATCAACAAGCACTGTATCCCACAGACACCTCCATGAGTGATGTTCCTAGTTTGTCAAACTCAAACTTTAATTGGGGAGCACCACAATGAGTTTTTTAAGCAACCTATTTGATGTTGGCAAGAGTGTGGTGGGATTCTTTTCTGGCAACTCAATAGGATCACAACTGGCTCGTGTGGCAGGTTCAGCATTTGTTCTAAATCAGGTCACCAAGAATGTCAACAAAAGCAATGACACTGCTCCAAAAATAGATCCAGGTGTGCGATTACAAACACCTGCTGATGTAAACTATCGTGTGCCTGTGGTATATGGCACAGCACAGTTGTCAGGTGGCATGACTGCTGTGGAAATGGCCAACAGCAACAAAGACCTGTATGTGGTCTACACCTTGTGTGAACGCACAGGCACATTGTTGAGCACCAGCACACAAAGCGTGATCTCTTTTGCGGCTGTGTTCATCAATGATCAACAAGCCACATTCAAAGCAGATGGCTTCACAGTGGACTTCACTACAGACCGCAATGGCGTGCAAGACATCAGCTTGCGTGACCTTGTGCAGATTCGTTGCTACAACAATGGCAGTTCCAACAATGTGTTTCCCACAGGTGCGTCAGGCACCACACAAACTGCCTATGACTTTATTCCAATGTGGACTTCAACAGACTCAATGGATCAGCTGGTGTTTGTGGCAATCAAAATGAACTACAACAAAGACAAAGGTCTCACAAGAATTCCCACTTTTAGGTTCAAGCTAACTAATACAATGACCATGCCAGGTGATTGCATATATGACTACATGACCAACACACGCTACGGTGCTGGCATAGATGCAACGGAGATTTACAGTGTCTAATAGTTTAACTGACCTTAACCAATACGCCAACACCAGTGTGATCTACACTGACAATCGTGCTTACTCAATCACATTCTCAGCCAATGCCGCTAGCAACACTTCTACCACCATTGGTGAAGATCAGAGTTTTGTTGTGCCCGCAGGCATCAACATTGCAAGTGTGATCAGTCAGCCTGGCAACATAACCTACAATGTCATGGCTGGCACTGCTGGCAATGTGGTTGGAACCTGGCCCACGCTGCCAATTGGCATCAGCAATGTGAGTTCAGGCAATGTGTTCAGTATTAGAGGCACCTTTGATAATGTGACTTGGACCGCTGTGAAAGGTCTAACTTTGACCTATCCAGACAAAGAAACCAATTTTAGCTTCACAGCAAATCTGGTGTATCCCAACACAGCCAATGTCAGCTTGAACAATACCTGGAGCTGGACCAACGCAGTCACAGTGGCCAATACCAATCCTGACTTGACATTGACCACTAGTTACAATTGGGCAGAAGATATATCTACTACCTTTGTGTATACAGTTGATGATCTAGATCCAACTGCTACCTATACCCTAACATTTGATCAATTCTCTGGCACTAATGGTGTTATCAGTGTGAATGGCACCAGTCCTGGTGTGGGCAACACTGCCACAGTCACAGGCAACCGTGCCGCTGTGAACTCAGCCGCTGTGGTATTCAATCCTTATCCTGATGCCACAGACAATGTGCAAGTTTATGTGAGTGCAGTCAAAAGCAATCCTTTTGGCAATGTGACTTTTGCCAGCAATGTTGTGGCTACACTAACCTGCAACTCCACACATGCTGACAACAGCCTGACCACAGCATACAATTATGCTGAAGATGCCACCACCCCAATGGTGTTTAGCATCCTGGATACTGATCCCACAGCCAGCAGTTTCACTGTTAAGTTTAATCAGACATCTGGCAACACAGGTGCATTCTTTGTGAATGGTGTGAGTCAGGGAGTGGGTAATTTAACATTCAGCAACAGCAAAG